GGAATACCCAACCGTCCTGACGCAGTAAACCTAGCTTTTTCGTTATTGTTGCCGTCAAAAATGCCTAAAACAGCCGTTGTTCCACCAACACTGCCTGACCTTAATTTAAGAACAGTGCCACTTGTGTTTGCGTTATAAATCGACCCTGCATTACTCGTTGTGTTTGCTGAAACACTACCAACACCATCAACAGTCAAACCATCAGCAGTCACAGTACCCGTAACGTCTAAAGCACCGGGAGTCACAAGATTACCAGACAGCTTTGCAGATGTAATACTATTATCTACAGGAACATTAATATCTGTCTGAGTCATTGTCATAACTTCTACAGCACTACCGCTAGGTGGAGCCGTAGAAAATGTCAGAGTAGTTCCAGAGATGCTATAGGTAGACTTGTTTTGGTATACACCGTCAATAAATACTTGCGTGTTATTTTCATTGACAGGATTTATAGTAAGCGTTAAAGTAGTATCACTACCATCACCTGTCATGCTATCAATGTTTAAGTTAGAACCTGACACACCAGCAGCTACAGAGTAAACAAGAATACTGTTGCTGTTAGCAGGAGCAGTACTAAATGTTAGTGTAGTTACGCCGCCTGATGTAGCAATGCTATAGGCATTTTGTTGTTGAAAGACACCTTCAATAAATACAAGTAAATTATCTTCAGAGGCTACTGCTTGACTTAAAGCATATGCAGTAGTGGAGCCATTACCAGTAAAACTATCAGTAGTAAAAGTATTAGTACCTCCACCACCAATGGCTCCCCAAGCATCTGTATAGCCTTCAAACTGTGCTAAGCTAGTGTTGTAGCGGAAATACCCAGCAGCAGGACTTCCGGGACGCTGTGCTGTAGTACCTACTGGTACATGTATTGAGTCTGTATTAGAGCCTAAGTCAAGTGAAACATCTGGAGAAGCATTGCCAATACCCACACGATTGTTAGTAGAGTCAACCTTTAGTGTGCTAGTATCTACAGTCAAGCCTGCAAAAGATGGGCTATCTGTTGTGGCAACGCCTTGGTTCAGTGCTTTGACGGATGCTTCACTTGTAAGCTCACTGTCCATTAGGGCACCAGCGGCAGTGACATTAGTTGTATCAGTTACATCTGCACTGGCTTCTATACCATCAAGTTTGCTATGGTCAGCATCAGTAAAGGCATTAGTATCTGCATTGGACTCATAAGCAGTCTTAATTTCAGAAGCAGTCTGATCAGCAGTAGCTCCTGATTCAATACCATCCAGCTTAGTACCGTCTGTAGCTACGTCACGCCCGTCTATTAGGCCGTTAGTAGTTAAGTTACCCGATACCACAGGGGTAGCTAAAGTCTTGTTAGAGAGCGTCTGAGAGCCTGTAAGAGTCGCTACAGTAGAATCAATATCAATTGTTACAGCATTACCAGTAGCACTAGAGCTAAGACCAGTACCACCAGCGACTGTAAGGGTTTCTGAATCAAGATCAATTGCAATCGTACCGCTATCTGTAGTAACATCTAAGTCCTGTGCAGTTACCTGAGAGTCTACATAAGCCTTGACTGACTGTTGTGTAGGCACAAGTGTTGCACTGTCGGATGCCATGTTGTCTTCATCGACAAAGGCAGTGATAGTAATTGAACCATCCGAAAGGCTACCGTATGTTAAAGTGTTTACGGTAACAGCGTTGATTGTACCACCTTCTACTTTATCACCAGAGATTTGATTATCTGCGAGTGTTAAAGTACCTGCTGAAACGTCTAAAGTTTTACCAGTCCCTACAGTAATATCAGACGTAGCAATTGTAGCACCGTCTACAGTACCACCATTTATATCTGGACTTGTTAAAGTTTTGTTAGTAAGGGTTTGAGATCCTGTAAGAGTTGTTACAGTACTATCAATTGCAAAGGTTACTGCATTGCCTGAACCAGACGTATCAATACCTGTACCGCCTGTAAAGGTCAGCGACTCACTGTCTAGGTCAATGCTTAAAGCACCACCACTGTCAGCACTGAAGTCTAAATCTTGTGCTGTTACTTGCGCATCTACATAGGCTTTGATAGACTGTTGCGTAGCTAAAGATGTAGCACTATTAGAAGTTAAGCCATCTTCATCAAGAATAGCTGTTACTGTAGAGCCACTTGAGAGTACCAAAGAATCAATGTTGGCAGTCCCATTAATAAAAAGATCTTTAAATTGAAGGGAAGATGTTCCCAAGTCAATGTCATTGTCAGTAACAGGAACAATAGCACCGTCTTGAATACGAATTTGTTCAACCGCTGCGCTAGAGACTTCAACATAAAAACCCCAACGATTGTTAGTGCTATCTACTTCAATCTTGTTAAGAAAGTCAAGATCACCAATCTTAGGAATATTACCACCTTGTCCAGCAGTACCATCATGTCTGTGACCTGTATTTACTGCGCTGCTAGAAGAATAAGCAAAAGAGTTTACTAATTGGTTGTACTCGTTATTAAACAACGATGCTGATATAGTATCTCCATCAGCAAACGTACTTTGTCTGGTATAGCTCTGAGCCATCTATTATCTCCTTCCTGATGGAGTGTAGTCTATATAAAGACCATTCACTGTATATGGCGATTTTTGATCTGAACTTGTCACAATAAAACTTACAGTATGTCCACTGCCTTGTACTGTTTGACGTATTAGAGGATCTGAAGAAGCGCCAAATACATTAGCTCCAAATACACCTGATCCAAAAATACTAGGCAGCGGTATGCTGTCTAATACATAATCTAAAGGCTGCGCTATTTGAGGATCTTCATAATCATAACGCACACGTAATGTAGGTTGAACAGCCCCCTCAGGACTCATAGAAATGCGTACATAACGCATAGTCTTTTTAGTACCGACATCACCAAAATCTAAGTTAGGTGTTTGATAAGCTGCTGTTACATTAGAAGCAGTACCACCATAATCAAAAGAGTTACCTTCATCATGGTTGTATATGTAACCATCGGTATCTCCATGCCAAGTTTGTTCAATACCATTTAAATCTAAATCTGATGTTAAAGCCGTAGCTTTAATACCTTGAGTTTCTGAGTATTGAAATCCTTCATTAGTCAGTGTAGCAATAATACCTTTGGCAGCAATATTAGCTGTGCCATCTGTATTGTAGAATAATCTGTATTGTGATTTACTTCTAAGAACAGCACTGGTAATATCTAAATTATCAATGTTAGCCGCAATACTTTTAATTGTAGGTTGAATAGGTCTACTTACAGTTCCTAACTCAACGTCACCAATTCGTACCGTACCTGCAACGGTTCTAAGTCCATCGGGACTCAAGAACAATAGATCACCTGCAATTTCTTGAATGCTGTGTGCATCCATGCAACCTACATTTTTAGTAACAGGATCTACAATAATACTAGCAGCATCATTTATATTTAAAAGTTTAAAAATACTATTAGTACAGAAGATAATAAGATCACTACGGAAACTAGATAATCCTACTACTTTGTCTTCAAGTACAATAGAGCCTGCTCCAGAACCAGTAAAATTGTCTGGGTCATTAAAAGAACTATAAAAAATTGTATTGGGGTTACTACTACCGCCATCAACTACAAAATGTCCATCATGAATTGTACCAAAACGAGGAGAAACAGAGCCACTTACTGTTACTTCATTTGCAAAAAAAGTTCTAGTAGTTAAAGCCCCTGTGCCTTCCATTCTAAAAAAATAAGGCTTGTTAGCTCCATCACATATTAAAACTTCACCATAGTCAAAAGTACCTTCAAATAAAGAAAAGCTAGTTTGTTTTTGACCAGTTCGTACTAAGTCTGAACGGCCTGTAAAAGTTGCGTAGTTATCTCCTGTACCAGCTACTCCAGACTTAGCTATAGAAATCCATGAAGTACCGTCTGTGCTAAAAAATATTCCAGTGCCTGAACAAACAATTACACCATCAGCATAACCCCTAATTCCTAATACTTTATTGGAACCATTAGGTCTAACTGCTGAAGCTCCTCCATATATACTAAACCCATTAATACGACGATAGCCGCCATCAGTATCTACTTCAAAGTTTGTTAGCTTAGAAGCAATCCCCGGCTGACCCAGCATCTCAAGTTGGTTAAGACTGGTGTATAATCCACCCTTTGCTGATAAACCAAACGGTTGAGACATTAGATAAACCTCATGCGATCATCTTTAAAATAACCCGGAGTTGGTTCCATTAAGTTTAGCTTCATTAAACGCAGACCACGCTTGTAGTCTTCAAGAGCAAATGCAGAAAACTGTGGACTTTCTTTAAATTGATAAATATAATATCTAGCTCTGTTCAGTAGTACAGGCTTGTAAGTATTTGGGAATACTGTCTCATCTCCAAATGCTGAAAGCTCTGTAGGTAATGTATAAGCATAAAACCAAATACGATATACTTTATCTGGTATAGCACTAAGACCAAACTTACGATTATCAGGACTTTTAATTACACGATCTGGTACGCCATATTGCTGCGTATCTGCATCATCTAAGTTTTCTGAAATACGTCTATAGTCTTTCCATTCTTCAATAGTAGTAAAACGTAAGTTACGAGCCTCATAAGGAGCAATCTCTCCGCTTACACCTACTGTAGTTAAATAAAAGTTATCCCAATCTATATAGCCGTAGTCAGTAACTAATGAAGAACTAGCAGGCTTTAAATTGTACCAACGCTGTCCTGCTACTGTCTCTACATAGACATTACCGTACATTGGGTCTGTTTCACCACTAAGATTTAAAGCTAGAAAAGGCCACTGTGGTTCTTCATTAACAATATCAAGATACGCTCTATTGATCGAATCTTTAACATGCTGTTGAATACCTACAGCAGAAGCAAAGCTAGAACTGGTAAGTTCAACTTCATTCATCTCTCGAAGGAGTTCATTTGCCAGATCTAGATATGTTGCCATTATTTATGTACCTTTTGAACCTCAAAGTTTGCTGACTTACTTGCGCCCTTGTGAGCCTTGTACCCATCTTTAGGATCTTTCATAAGCTTATAAGACTTACCAGCCTTCATCCAGTGATAGCCTTTAGGTGCTGATACTCTCATTTTGTACGCTTAGCCATTTTGTTACAAGCAGCTTCCATTGCATAAATATCAGCGGAAGCTTTACCGCCATGACCATACATCATACGACCCATAGCAGCGCCTGTACGTGTCTTCTTTTTGTCTTCTTCCATCATCATGTTGTAGCCGCCGCCCATCATCTTCTTTTTTCCATGATCCATTAGTCTTGCTCCATTGAGAATGTTTTACTTTTTTCCCTAGCAATATCAAATTCTGTTTGATGTTTTTTGCCAAAGATCCTATCCCAGTTTGAATCGTACTTTGCTTTGTTTTCAGTTTTATAAAAACTTCCTGTTACTCCAAGTGTACGTCCTTTGTTGCGTTGACCGCTACGAAGAACTACTGAGTTTTTTTCTGATCCAATCTGAGGCATTAAAATCTCCAATAAAAAGAAAGGGGGCCACCTAAGCAGCCCCCAAACTTGTTTAGTCTACAGTGTAGAATGCAGATACCATCGCTTCGGGGCGAAGTACCTTAGCACCGTATACGTGCAGACCACGAACAATGTCACCAAAGCTATCTGGGTCACGAAGAACCTCAGTGCTGGTGATTGTTTGAGCAGTAGCCGTAGAAGACATGTGCCCAGCCATTACTTTACCAGAAGCGGTAGAGGTAGCAGCAATGTTGTTGGACTTGTACATCTCAAAGCCACGCAACTTGCCAGAGCTTACCAAACCGTTACGGATAGAGCCTTGACCAGCGTTGAAGTCTACAGACAGCAACTTAGATCCAGACTGTGATAGCTCTTCGTAGAACGAAGGAGGAGCTACAAACCATCGGCCTTCTTCAGGGATGTTTTGATCGTCCAGCAATCGTGCCATACGAGCCATTAGGTCAATAGCGTCTACACCAGTGCCATCGCTACCCAAAAGGTCTACGGAAGCAGTGGTTTCAGCTACACCGGCAGTACCAGCAGAAGCGTCTGCACCAATTACATGGTCAGGGCCAGAGCTAGATACACCAGCGAACATAGAGGCTAGAACGCCTTGGTCAAAAGCATCGCGCAAAGAGTAAGCTGCTGAAGACGTAGCAACGTCACGGAAGTTAACGTGAGACATATTTGTTTCAATATCATCTACGATAAACTTAAATGCGTTTGCAGTGTCAACAACCAAAGTTACTTCTTGGTCGGTCAGCTTGGTCTGAGTTACGTCTTGACCACGCTCATACTGATAAACAGTAATTTCAGGCTCTTTGATGATGCGAACACTATCACCGAATGCTGCAATTTCACCAGCATAGTCCGTGTTAGTGATTGCTTCAATTACAGAAGCCTTACGGAAAAAGTTTAGTACCTGCTTGGAATAAACTTTAGGTAGGAAAAATGAATTAGTCTGACCTGATACAGAATTCGCAAAGTTTGCATCTGTATCAGTTGACGGTTCAAAAAATTGGTCACTTACATTAAAAGCCATGTTAATATTCTCCTAATAACACAAATTAATTATGCTACTACGCGACCCTCCATCATTGCTTGTTTAATATCATCTTCATATCTATCAAACTGATCTAGGGACATAGCAGCGATTTCCCGTTCAGTCCAGATTTTAGGTTGTCCAGCATCAATGTTAGTTGTTTTGGTTGATACTATGTCTGCTGCACTTCCCTGTTGTTTTTGTCTGGGCTGTGATTTTGTTTGAGTAATGCCTCTTTCCAACTTGTACAGATCAATAGCTTTTGAAGCCAAAGCAACATTATCTGGGTTATTATATACCCAATCCTGAATTTGCTCTGGTTGCTCCTTAGCCCACGAATGAAACTCTTCATCCCCTCTGATGTCTTCAAAGTCTGGATGGCGTTGCTTCAATGTAGCCTCAGCTTCTCGTCGCATTACTTCAGACTCACGTTGCCGCATAGACTGTAGTTGTGCTTCAAGATCTGCAACCTGCCGCTGACTCTGCATATGTGCTACAGACTCAACAGTGTTATACAAATCAGGATACTCCTGTTTAAAACTTTCTAACTCTTCTTCAGACTTAGGCGGTTCATAACGAGGTTGTGCTGACTGAGCCATAGCTAAAAGTTCTTGTTCTTTTTGCTTAAACTCAGAAAGCTTTTGATCATAATGTTTCTTTAGATCATCGTATCGCTTTTTATAGTTAGTTCTTTTTCGAGGTTCAGCTTCTTGTTCTACAGGGGCCTCTTCAGGGGTGGCCTGTTCTTGCTGTGGCTCGTAAAATAAACCGTCTGCACTTCCCATACTAGGCTTGTCTGGCGTATGCCAAGCTTTCTTAGCGTTGTATGGATTAGGTGTTTCCTCTTGTTGTACTTCTGACATTTCTCAATCTCCTTCGCGGGGCTTGTGTCTTGCAAGGTAGCCATATTAACTCCGTCGAGTCTATGGGGCTTGTCTTACCAAGGTAGCCGTGAAATTAACGAAGACTAGGCATTTTGTTGGCACCCATCATGAGTTTTTTAATTTCCTCATCGGTTTTACTCAATGAAGAAAGATCTTCTTCATCTTGTGCCATGCCACCAATAGCCATGTCTTCACGTTGTAAACCGCCATCATAAGCACGTTCAGCATCATCCATCATTACTTGGAGATTGTCTGCACCAATCTGGTCGGTTGCTTTTCTGGTAAATACAAACTCACCATCGCTCAAACGAGCGGGGATAGAATCTGATACACCAGTTCCGGGGCCGTCTACTTCGCCAGCACCCGAAAATTCTGAAGCAACTGTAATTACTTTGTCCAAGATCTCTGATAGTCTTGGATCGTCTTGTAACACACCTGCTAAATACATTTGTTCTTCATCGTCAAGGGATTCATCCATGACGTACTTAATATAATCTTCTTCCATTTCATCATCTGGAAGTTGTGAAGCCATTGCTTTATCCATTTCATCATCAGGGATGTTAGGATAGGTGTCTACTGGCATGCCTTCTGTAGGCATCAACATAGATCCACCTTCGTTAAATACTCCACGCCCTTTTAGGACATCTGCCTGAGTAACCTCTCCATCGCCTGTAAGATCTGGAAACTTACCGCCTTTAGCTTTTTTTTCACGAGCCATAAGCTCCTTATCTATTTCTTTCATCGCAGCAATCTTAGTCATATCGCTTACATTACTGGTATCTTTAATAAAATTTTTCTTAATAGTTTCACGTTGCTCATTAGACTCTGCTGCTGCAAGACTACGCTCAAATGTACGGTACATATCTATGTAACCTTTTACAGGATCAAACCTTTTATCATTTTTATTCATATTCTTTCCTATTAAGTGCTTCCTCTACTTGAGCAGGTAAAGTCTCTAATTTAGCCAGAAAATTCATCTTCCCCTGACTGCGGAACATTTCCAGTTCCGATGTTGCCCCCACCAGTACCTGTAACTCCAAGGTCTTGAGGCTGTTCAGGTACT